ACTATTAGAATATACAAGGTGTGTCAAAAACACACCATACGCTCTTAAGACGTATCTTCAGACTTATGATAACACTCAGTCAAGATACGTCCCTTTAGAGTTATTTCCTGACCAAGTAAACTTGGTGGAGGATTATGAAAACTTCAACGAAAACATTGCATTAAAATATCGTCAGGCAGGTGTGTCTACGGTAACCGCTGCTTGGGCGAGTAAACGACTTGTATTTGCATCAAAACAAAGACCTGAAAAGGTTTTGATTATTGCAAACAAATTGGATACCGCTGTGGAAATGGCAAATAAGATTCGTGGTTTTACCGAACAATGGCCTGCTTGGGTAGGTGTTGGATTTTCACCTGACAAAAACGCCGCAAGACACTTTAAGTTAACTAATGGTTGTGAAGTTAAGGCGGTTGCAACATCAAAAGATGCACTTCGTGGTTATACCCCAACTATGTTGATATTTGACGAAGCTGCGTATATTGAGGCTGATGGTGATTTCTGGGCTGCCTGTATGGCTTCGTTGTCTACGGGTGGTAAAGTTGTTGTTGTATCAACACCAAACGGATACGACCCAATTTACTATGAAATCTACGAACAAGCCAATCGTGGAATGAATGATTTCAAGATTACCGAAATGTTTTGGTATCGTGACCCACGTTATACTAAAGATTTGTATTTGGTTAAAACAGATGAGATTATTCATTTTTTATTAAACAGAGAAGAATATACTTCAGATAGAATTATTGATTTTTCAGGACGTGACCCGTATGAAAGAAATTACGATGAGTTAAAGGCTTATTTTGAATTGGGTTATAGACCATGTTCATCTTGGTTTGAGGCAATGGTTAAAAAACTTAAGTACGACAAACGTAAAGTTTCTCAGGAATTGGAATGTAACTTCTTGGGTTCAGGTGATAACGTATTTGACGCAAACTTGATTAAGAATATAACCGACAATATGATTAAAGAACCCATAAATAAAATGATGGGTGGTGGACTTTGGATATGGAAAGAACCTGAGATGGGTCACAGATATATTATGGGTGTGGACGTTTCTCGTGGGGATTCTGAAGATTACTCTACATTCCAAATTTATGACTTTGATGACAAGGAACAGGTTGCTGAATATGTTGGAAAACTTCCTCCTGATGTACTGGCGGAGATTGCTTACAAATGGGGTAATATGTATAACTGTTTTATTGTAATTGATATCACAGGTGGTATGGGTGTTGCAACGGCAAGAAAATTACAAGAACTTGGATATAAAGATTTGTACGTTGATGGAGTTGATTTTGGAAACAAATGGAAGTATGACCCAAAAGCTGCTGAAAAAATACCTGGTATTAACTTTAACAACAAAAGGGTTCAAATTATTGCGGCACTTGAAGAAAGTTTAAGACACGGATTGAAGGTTCATTCATCAAGATTATTGAATGAAATGAATACGTTTGTTTATATCAATGGACGACCAGACCACATGAAGGGACAACATGATGATTTAATTATGTCTTTGGCGATGTCAATTTATGTTTCTGATTCATCTTTTTCACAACTTACCAAAGTTACACAACAAGCCAAAACAATGTTGGAATCATGGACAGTTCATTCTCACGAACCACCAAAAGAACAACATTTTAATCCATCGATGCCAAATACAAACTTCAAGGATAATCCGGTGTATAGAAATCAACCATCACAAAAAGATTATGAACAGTATTTATGGTTATTCGGCGGTATGAAGCGTTGATAAAAAAATAATATAAATTAAATTTTTAATATGGAACAAAAAAACTTGACAATATGGCAAAGGTTGTCCCAAGAGTTAGGACCTAATTCTTTGTTAGGTCAAGATATACCAACATATAAGTTTGATAAAAAAGAACTTTTAAGAACTCAGGATAAGGCTGAGTATGAGAAACAAAAACTTCAAGCTCAACAAACTTTTTATATTGCAAGCCAATGGGCCAAGATTGAAAATAATCTTTATAGTCAAGCAATTTATTATGAACCAACTCGTTTGGCTTCGTACTATGATTACGAATCAATGGAGTATACTCCTGAGATTTCTGCGGCTCTTGACACATACGCTGAAGAATCTACTACGGTAGATGAAAATGGTTACATGTTACAAATCTATTGTGATTCACCAAGGATTAAAGCGGTCTTGGGTGATTTGTTTAACAACGCATTGGATATTAATACAAACTTACCAATGTGGACTCGTAATACATCCAAATATGGTGACAACTTTGTATTTTTAAAATTGGACCCTGAAAAAGGTGTAGTTGGTTGTTTACAATTACCAAATATTGAGGTTGAACGTATTGAGGTTGGTATGAAAGGAAGAGCAACATCAGGATATGGTGGGGCAATGGCTTCAAATGCCGGTGTAAAAAGTTTAACATTTACTTGGAAAAACAAACAACTTGAATTTAACAGTTGGGAAATTGCTCACTTCAGATTATTGGGTGATGATAGAAAACTTCCTTATGGTACATCAATGTTAGAAAAGGCAAGACGTACTTGGAAACAGTTGGTATTGGCTGAAGATGCTATGTTGGTTTATAGAACATCAAGAGCACCTGAAAGACGTGTGTTTAAAGTGTTTGTGGGTAACATGGACGATGCAGATATTCAACCATATGTTCAAAGATTTGCTCAACAGTTTAAAAAAGACCAAATAACTGACCCACAAACAGGAAACGTGGATATGAGATTTAACCAAATGGCGGTTGACCAAGATTTCTTTATTCCTGTTCGTGACCCATCGGCACCAAACCCAATTGAAACTTTGCCAGGAGCACAAAACTTATCAGAAATTGCTGATATTGAATATATCCAAAAGAAACTTTTAACAGCGTTAAGAATTCCAAAAGCATTCTTAGGGTTTGAAGAAGTTGTTGGTGATGGTAGAAACTTATCATTACAAGATATTCGTTTTGCTCGTACAATTAATAGAATTCAAAAATCTATGGTTGCAGAACTTAACAAGATTGCAATCATTCACTTATTCTTATTAGGTTTTGAAGACGAATTGGGTTCATTCCAATTGAGTTTAACTAATCCATCTAAACAAGCTGACCTTCTTACCATTGACGTATGGAAAGAAAAAATGTTGTTATATAAAGATGCCGTTGCACCAATTGAAGGTATTGCACCAACATCACAAACTTGGGCTAAGAAACATATTCTTGGTTTCTCTGATGAAGAAATCAAATTGGATTTACAACAACAAAGATTGGAAAAAGCGGTATCACTCGAAATTCAAAATACAGGTAACGTTATTACTAAGACAGGTATCTTTGATAGTCTTGATAGATTGTACGGTAATAAGACAACAACAGGGGCAACTGAAACTGAGACATCAACTGAATCAGGATTTGGTGACTTTGGAAGTGAACCACCGGCATTTGGAGGTTCAGAACCACCGGCTGAGGCAATACCAGCGGCAGGTGAAACACCACCAGCACCTGGTGGAGTAACACCTGAGTCAATTAAAAAAGACATGAATTTAATCTTAGAAAGAGATAATGTTTACGGTGTAGACGATATTGATTTAGAAAAAGGAAGTCGTTCTTTGGGTGTTATTGAAGAATCTCTTAGAAAACTAATAGATTGATATATTTATTAATAAAACCTATTATGAAATTTGGACAATTAATGAGCAAAATAGAAGAGTTATTAATTAACTCTTATGTAAATGAAACAGTTAAACTTGAGTTGAAAAACTTTAACAAGTTGGTGTTGGAAAATAAAAATGCCAGCACAATGTTTTTTATTTATACAGAATTGTCTAAAAACAAAGGTTTAGATAAAGAAATTGCTGAAGCATACATCAACGAGTCTTTGAGACAAATTGAGAAACTTTCCCCAAAATTAAATACTCAAAAAATTGAGTATTGGGTAAAGGATGTTGTATGTGAAAACAACTACAAAGATATTGACAATATTGTTTACAGTACTCCTGATAAAATAATGGAAACTGTTACAAGTAAAAAAGCGTTGATTAGTTTATTGAGTGAGTCATCTGAGACTAAATCTCATATTGATTTACCAATAGAAACTTTATTAAACATAGCCAACAAATCAATTAAAGGATACATCGATAATTTAGATGAGGATTCTAAAAGAGATTTGTCTAAAGTATTAATGACAGAAGATGTGGAACTCTCGAAAGAATTTGATGAATTAAAATCAAAGACTATTGGTAAATTGAGTAACATCACAGAATCATTGGATGATATCACTAGTAAGAAATTGCAGGAAACTATTGACCAGATTCAGTCTGATACTTTTTCAAAAATCAATTATGTAAGATTATATAATCTCCACAACAATTTATAAATTATCTTTATCTTTTTGGGACTGAACGTATTTGGATTTCAGTTTCTGATTTCTTTTCAAAACACTTTTTTTCTCGTACTGTAATCTTTCACGTAACTTTTCATTTTGTTTTGTTTTGATTACTTTTCCTTTGAGAACTTTTAAGGCTTTCTCCAAACTCTGACCATTTTCTATTTTTACTTTTAACATATTCTATTAAATAATTCAAATATGTTAAAAAGTTTGACTTGATAATTAAAATTGGTTAATTTTTATCAACAAATAAATCTAATTAAAATGATTATTAATGAAAAAAGGGAAAACGGCACGAATCATTGGGTTCAGTGATTCAAAGGTGAGTTATGGTACAGTTGATTCAAAAAATTTCAAATCAGTATATCTAAACTTACAAAGTTGGGTATCTCCAAAAGAAAATTATGAAAAGTGGGAACGCATTGTAGGTAACTTTAGTAGAAACATAAAACACACAGTTTACGAAATCGCGGATAATGACACATTCAAAGATACAAATATTGTTGACTTAGACTTAAGGACAAGTGGGATTGTGTATGGAAAGAAAAGTTTTATGAATTTAGAAATCACATTATTTCTCAACGAAGAAATAGAATTTAAAGACACAAAATTAAAAGAAAAACTTAAGAAAATTGCCAAAGCTATTTACGTAGATAATTTTAAGAATAACGACTATTTTGATTTTACTATTTCAAAGAAAGTAAAAGATACA